ATCTTGACCGCATCGCGGAACAGGATGCCGGCCTGATCCTTGTGGGATGCCACGGCGTACACCTGCGCGCCGGCCTCCTGATCGGCGCACAGGCCAATCAGCCCGATCCCGCCAGCCATCGGCGACTTGCCGTTTCCCTTGCCCTCTTCGATGTAGGCCCGGCGGAACCGGCGCGAGCCGTCGGCCCGCTTCCAGCCGAACAGGCTCCCGATCTTGAACGCTTGGCTCGGGTGCAGCTTGAACGGCTTACCCTGGAACTGGCCTTCGCTCAGGCGAAGCACCTCCTCGAAGAACGCGATCTTCTTGTCAGCCGCCTCCTGGTCGAAGTACAGGCCGCGCTCGGCGCCGTCCTCCAAGTCCTTCAGGTGCCGGCGGCAGGCATTGCGCACATGCGGGCCTGCGATGAACTTCCCGGCCAGCACACCCAGCGGGTACTCGCCCGTCCGGCACTTAGCCGAAGTGCTTTTCGTCCTCGTCGTCGTCCTCGCCGTCGCCATGATTCACTTTCGTCTCGTCTACGGGCGTAGCTCCCAGCTTTGAGAGCAGTGCGCCCAGCGCGTGCATCGCCGAAATGCCGATATCGGGATCGGTCGCCATACGTGCACCCAAGATGCAGACCTGGCGCAGCAGCAGGCGGTGACCTGCGTGCAGCCAGGGCATGTTCTCGACCTGCTCGCGCCACACCTCGATCTGCTCTTTCGTCATCCCCTTGTACGGGGGGCCGATGGCGCGCACCTTCTTCGGCGTCTTGCGGTTCTTGTGCCGTTGCGGGTTCTTTGCCGCCGCGCCGGAGACCTTCGCCTTTGCTGCTGGAGTCCTTGGATTCGCCATCGAACACCCCTCGCCTGGGGGTCATATTTCCAACTGTGGATGCGAAAGGTTTGGGGGGCGCACGTATCGCCGGGCGAACCGGCCCAGACTTTTCCCTCCCCCTCCCCTTTCGTTCATGTTTCTGTGGATATGTCGGCCTGCCGTCCATCCCCTACCGGAGCGGCCACCCATCGGCGTCACAGCCAACCACCACGCTCTCCGCGTTCCCGAAGCCTCCATCCTCCCGGGCCGTCTTGCGGCTATGGCACCCGATGCACAGGGTCCGCAGGTTCGATGGATCGTTGTTGTTCGGGTCGCCATCCTCGTGGTCTACGTGCGCCTGGCCCTTGCCGAACACCAGGGCACCGCACGCCTTCTCCTGGCACCGGTACTCATCCCGGATCAGGATCGTCTCCCGTAGGCGGCGCCATGCCCGGCTGTTGGTCGGCAGCGCGCGCTTGGCCTGTCTGTTGCCGGCCAGTCCCTTGCCCGCCATCAGTACGGGTTCCCGTCCAGGTCCGTACGCTGCGGCTCCTGCTCATCGTCCACCGGCTGGCCGGTTTCCTCGCCGAGCAGTTGGGCCACCGACTGCACCAGCAGGCCCACATGGGTTGCCAGCTCGCCGATCTGCCGGCCCTGCTCTTCCACTGCTGCCAGCAGCTGCTCCGCGGTGCGCTGCAGTGTGTCCGCCTGCGCCTTGTCGTTGTCCATCACGTCCTCCTGATCATGCGGAAATCGCGGAAGTGGAACGTCCTGCCCTGCGCGTCGACCATTGCCCCATCACCACGAGGCACCGCGCACATGGACATCAGCATCACGGTCACCATCGCTCTCTCCGCCCAAGGCATCGCCTTTGCGGCCCTTGCTCTGTACTGGCTTGCTCGCCTATCACGCCCTTCCGCGCCCACGCCGCTCAGCTCGCACGACCAAGCCGCGCCGTATCCACCACTCCACCCGCTGCCAGTCCGGCTCCAGGCCGGTCGCCCGGGCGAACCACACCACCGCGCGCAGATACCAGCGCACCCACCAGCGCCAGCCGATGGATGCTGTGACTGTCTCCGACATCAGAACTCCTCCACCGCCCAGCCGCCGCCTTCCCGCTTGGGGCGCACGCGCACCGCGATGAACCGGAACGGGTACTGATCGGCCGCAATCTTGATCTTCGCCCTGGCATCGTCCTGCCAGAACCCCTTTACCTCGCGCATCTCCATCACGCCGTCAGCCGCCAGGACTGCGAAGTCCGGGGTAAAGAACGTGTTGTCGGCGAGCCGCAGCTTGATGCCCTCGAACCGGAACCAGAGGATCTCGCCTGCGTGCTGCAGCGCGCCCAGATGTTCGGCATACGCCTTCTCGGTCTGGTTCATCTTCCCGGGCTTGAGCCGGCCGAGCGCCAGGTGTCCGCCTCCGGCCTTGCACTTCATCCGCAAGCCTTCCGCAGGGTCCGCACCTGACCTGCCAGTACAGCCACAAGCTTCCGCCGCGCCGACCGGCTGTCCGTCCTGGCGATAGACTCCACCGTGCGAAGGGTCGCCGCCGCCAACCAGACGTGCAGGTCTGCTTGGGGAACGCCCTTGGTGGAAATGGACACCGTGGTCTCACCCTTATCTGGACAGTAATGAATGGACACACGAAATCTCCAGGATGCCGAGCGGGTGCTCTCGACGTTGAGCCGCTTGCACGATGAACTTGAGGACTTGATGCGGATATCGGATGGACGGCGCACCCTCAGCCGGGACGACATGCCGGAACTCCGGGAACGGCTCACCGCAGTGAAAGCCGAACTCAAGGCGCTCGCCAAGAACGAGACAGTGGACGGCCGCCGCAGGCCGCTAACCCACCTGGAAAGCGCCTTCTTCGGGCCGGCGGTCAGGTCGGCCTCAGCCAACTTCCATATGCGAGTGGATGCCCCACCCAGCAAATGGATCTCCGGCATCTACAACTCCTCGACCGACCTGTCCTATTACATCTATCAGCTCAAGGACTACCTCAAGAAGGAGTAGGACTTCCTTCCTACGGCTGCGCCAGCTCGACCTCGACGGCGCAGCCGGCCGCGATGACCGCCTGTCGGGTGTCGATCAGCTCCCGTTGGAGCCAGCCGATCCATGCGTCGGCTCGGTCGCCGGCTGCAACAAGATGCGTCGCGCCTGCCCACCGAAGGTCGGCGGCAGCATCTTGTCCTCGGGCAATGGCCGCAGCTCCACCGGCGCCGGCTCCGGGCGCAGCACAGACCCACTCCGGCCGCAGCTGCACAGAACCGCGGCGCAGAGCAGCGGCAAGATCGCGTTCGGCACGGTTCGCATCGTTGATGGCCTTCTGGTAGCGGGTGTCGTTCTCGTGCCGGCTCTGGGCCAGCTTCTCGGATGCAGCGCGCGCCTTGGCGGCCACGGCGGCGCTAGCTTCGGCCAGCTGCTGCAGCGTCGCAGCGTGCTTGGCGTTCTCGGATGCGCGGGCCTGGACCTCGGCGGTGTACTCGCCGCGCCAGTGCGAGCCGCCCCAGCGGTAGCCGAATGCCAGCACCAGCAGGGCCAGCAGCAAGCCGGCCGCCCAGCGGGTCAGGTCCGCATAGGGGCGCAGCGGATCAAGGCTGATGTTCATGCTGCGCCACGCCCGCGACGGTCCAAGACCATATCGCCGTAACAGGCACCCCAGCGGGTATAGATCCAGAGTCGCCAGCCCATGGACGGCTTGGCCACGTTAAGGCGCACAAAGCCAAAGCTCACCAGCCTCCACCACGGCCACACCTGCGGGCCATGGGTCGGGTGTAGTTCTGGCTGGAAATGGGCAAGGCTGCCGTTCAAACGAATACGCATTCCTACCTCCACGCCCTCGCGGGCTACTGTTCGGCCACGCACTTGGCATGGCGCTCTTGTTGTCGGGTCCAGACGCCTTTGCAGCCCTTCGGCCCCCAGTTCTGGGGGAGCGAGCAGTCCCGGCCGCCCTGCTTCCTCCATGCCAACAGGGCATCGCATGCCGCCCGGTAGTGGAACGCCTGGCCGGCGGGCGTCTTGGCCTCTACCGTCGCCAGCAGATGCCGGCGCATGCTCGACTGCCGCCAGTTCCCGATCCCGTACTGGCCGATGAAGTCCACGTACAGGTCGAACTCGCCCTGGGTCAGGGACACGCCGGGGATGGACGCCTTGAAGCGTTCCTCCTCCTCGCGGTGGAGGTTCCGGGCCAGCTCGGCAGCGCGCGCGCGGGTAATGGGCGCATCGGTCAGCCGCACCGGGCGGCCGTCCTCATATCGGGTGGAACCGTGGCCGATGGTCGGCACGTCGCCTTTCGTCGGGATGTAGGGCTTGTGCACCACCTGCCCGTCAGCTCGCACCGCCGTGGGCCCGTCGCCCTCCTTCGCCACCCATCCCGCGAACGCAGCGACACTCAGGGTCAGGGCCACCACCAGCGCGCGGACCGGGGCGCCCTTGGACTCATTCGCCGCGGCCATTGCGGTAGCTCTCCATCCGTGCGTCGTGCTCGGCCACTTCCCGGCGATCCTTCCGCCTGGAGTAGTACCACTGGATCAGCAGGCCAACGATCATGCCCGCGATACCCGAGTAGGCCGCAAGCTCGCTCGCGGACAACCCACCAATGAATGCAGTGCTGCCACCGACAACGGTTGCGACCTTCCCCACGGCCACGAGGGACGCATCGGCTTGTTCGTTCACTCTGGCCCCCTCGGGCAACTTGATGCCCGCCGCGCCACCGGGACGGAGAGGCCCGGTCGGTACGGCGCGGCAGGCGGAAAAGAAAAAGGCCCCGCCGTCGCCGGCAGGGCCTCGTTGTGGTTCACCAGGGCTTCCCCTGGGCGCTGCTATGCGGCGCGGCTAACGGTCAGGTCGAGCCGGGCGCCCAGCGCGCGTAGCGCGTCGGCGATGGTGTCGATCTTCGTTGCATGTCCGAGATCCACAATCCGGTTCACCACCTGCGGCGATGTCCCCATGCGGCGCGCCAGCTCCGAAGGCGTCACGCCCTGGGCCAGCATCTCGTTCAGCAGCAACGCCTTCGCGGTGAAGCCAGCCGGCAGCGAGATACCCACCTCACCCCGGCGAAGCTCCGACGGCGGCGGAACCTGCCTGCGGTCCTCGAAGTAGAACTCCATAGCCGTTGCGAGGGCATCGGCCGCCATCGCAATGGCTTCCTCCCTCGTGTCGCCCTGCGTGATCGCCTCCGGGATGTCCCGGAAGGTCAC